CTTGTATGACCGACTAGCGTCGCGTTACACCAAGGCATTGGCTCGTTCAATGGCTCAAACCAAGCAGATTAAAGCTGCCGCTATCCTGAACAATGCGTTCACGGCGGGTGCTTCGGCTATTGGTGATGGTGCAGCGTTGTGTTCTGCGGCTCACCCAAGTTTATCCGGCAACCAGAGCAACCTTCTTGGTACAGCGGCTGACCTCAACGAAACTTCGCTTGAGCAGATGTTGATTGAGATTGCGGGTATGACCGATGAGCGTGGTTTGAAAATCGCGGTACGTGGTATGAAGCTTGTAATTCCAAAAGAGCTTCAGTTCATCGCAGAAAGAGTTCTTAACTCTAACTTGCGTTCGGGCACTGCGGACAACGACAACAACGCAATGAAGAATATGGGTATGATTCCTGACGGAGCAGTGGTTAACCACTTCCTGACTGACTCAGACGCATACTTCATCAAGACTGACGCACCTAACGGCTTCAAGTTTTTCAACCGTTCGCCTATTAAAACGGCAATGGAAGGTGACTTCGATACTGGTAACATGCGTTTCAAAGCGCGTGAGCGTTACAGTTTTGGTGTTTCTGACTGGCGTTCTGTTTTCGGTACACCGGGAGCATAAACTGTGCTATAAAGGAATAGTCAATTAACTTTGACATTTCTCCGTAGACATAGAAGGGGGTGACGAAAGTTGCCCCTTTCTTTTTGGGTAGTCTTATTGTATTCTAAAAGTATCCCTGACAGCCGCATGGTGCGACTGACATAACCCGTGACAGGAGATACATATGGGTACTACAACTTTTTCCGGTCCTATTAAAGCCGGAACTATCAAAGAAACCACGGGCACTAGCCTTGGTTCAAACATCAAAAACACTGGCCAAGTCGTAATGGCGCAGACTTTCGCTCTCGATTTATCGGGTGGCGCAGTGGCTGCTTCTGTTACAGACGTTGTAATTCCGGCTAATTCTCAAATTATTGATTGTGTGATCGACGTGATTACTGCGGCGAATACTACAACCAACTTGAGCGTTGGAGACACGGTAGGTGGTGCCGCTACAATTCTGAATACTTTTGCAAGTGGAACCACCGCGGGTCGGAAGTATCCAACTACAGAAGCGGGCGCAGCCTTAGCTTGGGAAGACACGGGGACTGCTGATATTCGTTTGACGGTCACTGGTTCTGCCGGAACAAACGCAGGCGAAGTAAGATTTACAATCTTGTATCAGCAAAACATTAACCTTGCCTAGTAGGGGGTTTTTATGGCCGGTTCTGATGTAAGAGCAAAACGTTTGACTGCCACCGGTTCTGCCGGTGTTGGTCCGGCACGTATTCGTCAAGTTCAAGTTAAAACTACTTCGGGTTCACCTCGTATCACTTTTACAGACGGTAACGGTGGAGCTACGGTGTTGGACATGGACTTAGACGCTTCCGATACACACTCTGTCAATATTCCAGACGAAGGTATAAGGGTCAGTGATGTTTATATCTCAGTATTTACAGCGTGTACATCTGTGACGGTTTTCCATAGTTAAAGAGGTATAAAATGGCATCAGATGTAAAAGCAACGTATTTAACCGCGTCGGGAGCCGTTTTTGGTGGTCGAACTCGTGTAAAGGCTATTCATTATCAATGTGGGTCTAGTCCTACGTTAGTTTTAAAAAACGGTTCTGATGCCAATGGAACGACGTTTTTGACTCTAGCCTTTGCTAATAATACCGACGATAACGTTTATATTCCTGATGAAGGCATGGTGTTTCCGGATGGTTGCTTTGCTGTTTTGACTAACGTCACAAATGCAACGGTGTTTTTTAACTGAGTTCTGGTATGGCTACCACAAAAAACGTTACCCGTACTCCTTCGGGAAAAATTAAATATCGTGGAGAAACCTTTGCAGGTTTTAACAAACCAAAAAGAACGCCCGGTGCAAAGAAGAAAAGTGCGGTATTGGCTAAAAAAGGTTCTGAAATAAAACTCGTTAGGTTCGGAGACCCCAACATGTCTATTAAAAAGGACCAACCTAAGAACCGAAAAAGTTTTAGAGCCAGACACTCTTGTGATACGGCAAAAGATAAATTTAGCGCCAGATATTGGTCTTGTAAGGCGTGGTGAAAGGTTGATGAAGGTGGAAGAAGTCTTAGCTAAGTTGGAAAAGCATGAAGCCGAATGTAACCTCCGATACCAAAGGATAGAAGAACGGTTGGAAGACCATAAAAGTTCTTTAAAGTCTCTAGACGTAAAATTGTGGGCTTTAGCTGTTTTAATTTTAATTGCCCCGTTTGTTCAAAAAATTTGGGTGTAACCCTGTGGCCTATTCCAAAAAGTCAAAAAAAGCTTCCTCTAAAAGTAAAGGCAGTAAAATTTGTCCGAAAGGAAAAGCTTGGGCAGAACGAACATTTGACACGTATCCGTCGGCTTATGCTAATTTAGCGGCTTCTAAGTATTGTAAAGACCCTAATTACGCCAAGAAATCCAAGGGTAAGTAATGGGCAAGTTAAAGGATTGGGTAAATGAAGATTGGGTCCGAATTAATAGCCAAGGTAAGATCGCAGGCAAATGCGGTACTTCAAAAAATAAAAAGAATCCTGATAGATGCTTACCGAGAGCTAAAGCAAGTAGTCTTAGCAAGTCTGAGAGAGCTTCTACGGCTCGCAAGAAGAAGCGTGAAGGCGCTAAAGGAAAGCAGGTTGTCGCAAATACTAAAGCGGCGAAGGTCGTAAAAAAAGCTTCGGGTGGTGTGATTGCTAGGGGATGCGGTAAGGTGATGAATAACCGCCGAAAACGTACAAAAGGTTCCGTAGCATAATTATGAACGTAGCTTTTTACAATGAACCTGTAGAAAAGGCGATTGTGCAAGAGATTATGCAATGGTCTACAGCAGTGTTAGAAAAGCCTTGTTCGTATTACAACGATCTACCCCCTTGTCCTTACGCCAGAAAAGCTTGGATAGACGATAAAGTCGCTATTTTATTCAAGTATGACGATTCTTATCAGACCTTATATTCGTGTATTTCGCAATTCGATGACAACTTTGAACTAGCCATCATTGTGGATTTAGCTAACGACAAAGAACCCGAAGCCTTCCATGATTACTTTTATGCAATGAACGACTTCATTGCTTCGGGGGTTTTTATTGACAAAGACATTTGGTTAATGGGCTTTCACCCTGACGACGAGGTTACAGAAGCTTCTGAGCAGGCCGAGATTGAAGCTCTAACGGATACCGAATACAGCATGATATTCGTACAACGATTGTCCAAGCTACAAGAAGCAGCAGACAAGTTAGAAAAAAAGGGATATTATGGCAATTACAATGGCGAATACAACGCTTGTGAGATATTTGATAAGCGTCAGCAATTATACAGGAGACTGAAAAATGGCTATGAAACCTCGTAAGAAAAAAGCACCGGCTAAAAAAATGAGAGCAGGTGGAATGGTTAAGAAAATGCGCCCCGGCGGCGGTGGAATGGTTAAAAAGAAGAAGAAATAATGACTGTTTCTAATAGCAAAGATTTCGAACTAGACGTTGCTGAATACGTTGAAGAAGCGTTCGAGCGTTGCGGCCTTGAGGTGCGTACTGGTTACGACCTAAAGACGGCAAAGCGTTCTTTGAATCTATTACTAGCCGACTGGGCTAACCGTGGGTTAAATCAGTGGACTATCAAGCAACGGTCACAAGCATTGACTCAAGGAACCGGTGAATACGCGCTGAATGCAGACATTATCGATGTTTTGTCCGTGGTTATTCGCAGAGACGGCACAGATTATTCGCTAGACCGTCTTAGTCGAGATGAGTATCTGACCATTCCTACGAAAACCACACAAAGCCGTCCTAATCAGTTTTTCTTGGACCGTCAATTGACGCCCAATTTGAAGCTATGGCCTGTTCCAGAAAACAGCACAGATGTTGTTTACTATGATGCCCTTACTCGTATGGACGATGCGGACATTTATACAAACACGATGGACCTACCTTTTAGGTTTTATCCCTGTTTAGCCGCGGGGCTCGCTTATTACATAGCTTTGAAACGTGCGCCTAATCGCGTTCAAATGTTAAAAGGGATGTACGAAGAAGAGTTTGAGCGAGCGGCTACGGAAGATCGTGACAGGTCGTCGTTTAACGTTGTGCCTAGCTTTCAATACAATAGGTCAGGATAATGGCTAAATACGCCTCGGGTAAAAACGCATACGCTATTTCAGACCGCTCCGGCTTCAGATACCAGTATAAGGTGATGAAAAAAGAGTGGAACGGCCTGCTTGTGGGCCCAGATGAGTACGAATCAAAACAGCCGCAATTGGGTCCTTTTCGAACGGTCTCTGATCCGCAGGCCTTGCAAGAGGCGCGACCAGACTCCCCAAACCCAACTAGCGCGTTTCTTGTTATTACTACAAACGGTATTGTTTATCTGGGTAATGGGAACTGGAGTACAGGTGGAACCGCAGAAATGCCGTCAGAACTAGAAATAACGGACGCTTTGCAGGGTGCCGTAGGCACCGTATCGGTGTTGACGCCATGAGCTTTACTTACGATGAGCTAAAAACAGCCATACAAGACTACGCCGAGAACGATGAAACCTCTTTTGTAAACAATTTGCCTGTATTTATACGTCAGGCAGAGGAAAGAGTACTTAAAAACGTTCAGTTAAGTCTGTTTCGCAAGAACGTCAGTGGCAATATGACGCAGGCAAACCAGTATTTGGCTTGCCCTAGTGATTTTTTAGCGCCCTTTTCTTTATCTTTTGTAGATGCGGACAGTGATAAAACGTTTTTAGAGTTTAAAGACACGGATTTTGTACAATCTTTCAACCCGAACTCAGCAACAACGGGTAATCCACGGTTTTATGCTGTTTTTGACGTAAATAATTTCATTGTAGGTCCTACCCCGGACGCTGCAAGAGCCGTAGAGCTTCATTACTTTTACAGACCGGCTAGTTTAACCGCCGGAGCGGGCAGTGGGACAACATGGCTAAGTGAAAACGCTCAAATGGCCATGTTATATGGAAGTTTGGTTGAAGCGTATATTTATATGAAAGGTGAACCCGATATAATGGCGGCATACGATAAAAGATTTACTGAAGCAATGACGGGCATGAAGATGTTGGGTGAAAGCAAAGAGGTAACCGATGATTATCGTACAGGTATGTTGGTGAGGCCCAAACAATGAGTTCTGCTGCGTTTGATTTTAAAGTTGACGTACATACTACACAGCATAGGGGTTTTACTCCGGAAGAAACGGCTGAACGCTGCGCCAACAAGATTATTGCAATTAGTGACTCCGCCCTACCGGAAATACAGGCACAAGCACACGCCTTTCGCCAACACGTTGTAAAAGTTTTAGAATTTTACATGCGCGAAGCGATAAAAAGTGACAGAACAACTGTGTATAACGCAATAAATGATGCGGGGCACCCTGAACTTGCGGAACTAATTAGGAGACTGTAGATATGGCTTTCAATGGAAATTTCATGTGTACATCGTTCAAGAAAGAACTATTGTACGGTGTCCACGATTTTGATAATTCTTCTGGGGATACGTTTAAAATTGCGCTTTACACTAATAGCGCCTCGTTCACTGCGGCAACTACCGCATATACCACCAGTAATGAAGTAAGCGGAACGGGTTACACTGCGGGGGGTGGGGCTTTAACCAACGTCGATCCTACTTCATCCGGAACTACGGCACTTACGGACTTTGTAGACGAAACGTTCTCAAATGCCACAATTACGGCACGTGGTGCGTTAATTTATAACACCACGCCTAATACTACGTCGCTTTCGGTAACAAACCCGACTGTAGTGGTTTTGGATTTTGGCGCAGATAAAGCATCCACATCAGGTGATTTTACTGTTGTTTTCCCTACTGCCGATGCAAGTAACGCGATTATTCGGATAGCGTAATGGCAGGAATAACCGTCGCATTTAAGGGCTGGAATTCTTCCAGTCAGGCTTGGGGCGGCGGGACGTGGGGCGAAGACGTTGGTTTGCCAAACGCAACTGGCTCGGTTGGCACTGTATCTGTTGATGCTGCGGCCAATGTACCTGTAACCGGTTTAGCCGCAACAGGAGCCGTAGGTTCCGTAACGGTTACCGCCGAGGCTAATGTTAATGCTACAGGCGTAGCGGGTACGGGTCAGGTTGGTTCGGTTACTACTACGGCAGATGCGAACGTCACTGTTACAGGCGTAGCCGGGACTGGTCAAGTTGGTTCGGTAAGCATAACCGCCGATGCAACCGCTCCCGTCACCGGTTTAGCCGCAACCGGATCGGTAGGTTCTGTAACGGTCACTGCGGATGCAACTGTTACTGCTACAGGTGTAGCGGGAACAGGGTCCGTAGGCTCGGTAAGTGTTAAAACCGGAGCGACCGTAGTTGTTGACGGACTAGCTTCTACCGGATCGGTAGGTTCTGTAACGGTAGTTGCCCAAGCTAGTGCTTCTGTCACGGGTGTTAGCGCCACAGGTGTTGTTGGTAATGTACTTGTTTATTCTAATATTGTTCCGGATCAGCAACCCAGTTATAGTGAAATAAATGTAAGCCAGTCGCCGTCATGGTCGGAAGAAAATGTAAGCCAGTCGCCGTCATGGTCGGAAGAAAACGTAAGCCAGTCGCCGTCATGGTCGGAAGAAGAACCCGTTCATACCGCAAATTGGACGCAAATAGCAGCGTGAGGATAAAATAAATGCCCAGTACTTATACAGTAAACCTCGGTATTGAAAAACCGGCCACCGGAGAACAATCGGGTACGTGGGGTGATACCACTAACACAAACTTTGATATTTTGGATCAAGGGATTAACGGTGCTGTACGTGTAACACTAACTAGCGCAGGTTCTAGTGGTTCGCCTAATTCACTTGCCATAACCAACGGTGCGGCTTCAGATGGTCGTAATAAATGGATAGAGTTTTATAGTTCGGGCGATTTAAGTGGGTCCGTTTATGTACAGCTTGACCCTAATGACGCTGAAAAAATTGTTTTTGTACGAAACAGTCTTGCCGGTAGCCGGTCAGTTCTCCTTTTCCAAGGCACGTACAACTCTGGGCGGGATTTAGAAGTTCCGGCGGGGATGGACATGGTAGTTAAGTTCGATGGCGGAGGCGCAAGCGCCGCTACCGTAACCAACGTTTATCAAAGCCTTCGAACGGAAGCTTTAAACATTGCCGGGGATGGTGCGACGGTTACAGGTATAAAAGACGAAGACAACATGTCGTCTAATAGTGCCACAAAACTCGCCACTCAGCAGTCCATAAAAGCATATGTAGACGCCCAAGTTGGTTCTTTTGACACTTTAGCTGAAGTTCTTGCTAACGGTAACACTACTGGTTCAACTGACATTGAAGTAACTTCCGCGCAGAAAGTCCAGTTCCGCGATGCCGCGATCTACATTAACTCAAGCGCAGACGGACAGCTTGATATTGTTGCGGATACTGAAGTACAGATTGCTGCTACCACTGTAGACCTTAACGGTAACTTAGATGTATCTGGAACTGTTGTCGCAGGCGGCGTAGTAACAGCCAACGCAGGTGTAGTAGTAGATACTATGACGCTTGACGGCTCTACTTTGTCAGCCACAGGAGATTTTATACTAGATTCCGAAGGCGATATTATTCTTGATGCTAACGGAGCAGACTTTCTTTTAAAAGATGCGGGTACTTTATTTCTTTCGGTTACAAACAGCTCTGGCGACACTATATTAGCAAACGCAGTACAAGATAAAGATATTTTTATTAGAGGCAACGATGGTGGCTCAACCATTACAGCCTTAACCCTAGATTTTAGTGCGGCTGGTGCGGCTACTTTTAATTCTAGCGTAACAAGTGCAGGACTTCATTCTACTACAGCAGGAACATCAAACTTCATTGCAGGTGTCAACGCAGGTAACAGCATTGTAAGCGGTGGTAATTATAATGTTGTCGTAGGCGATGAAGCAGGTACTGCGATTACTACTGGTGATTACAATACGGCCTTGGGTTTCTCTGCATTGACCGCAGACACAAAAGGTAGCCGGTCTGTCGCCTTGGGATATTTTGCTTTAGGTAGTCAGAACTTTACTACCGCAACTAATGCCTACAATGTGGGAATTGGACACCATGCGGGAGTAGCAGTAACCACAGGCGTTCGTAATACGCTCATTGGTGGTCTTGCCGGTGATGCGATTACTACAGCCAATGACAATGTTGCTGTGGGTAATGGTGCTTTAACTTCTGATACAACAGGCGCGGATAACACTGCCGTCGGATCAGCCTCGTTAGGGGCCAACACTACGGGTGCTAGCAATACTGGTTTGGGTTATGGGGCGTTAAACGCAAATACCACCGCTTCTAACAACACAGCAGTGGGTACTCTTGCTTTATTATCAAACACCACAGGCTCAGGTAATACTGCCGTAGGCGATAGTGCTGGTGATGCTCTTACTACGGGATTTAATAACGTAGCACTGGGTCGGCTTGCATTAAGTGCAGAAGATACAGGTAGAAAAAACGTAGCTATAGGTTTTGCAGCATTAGAATCACAAAACTCTGATGTAGATAACCACAATACCGCAGTAGGTTTTTATGCAGGAGCCGGAGTAACCACAGGCACAAACAATACTCTTGTCGGCGGCTTGGCAGGAGATGCGATTACTACAGGTCAGGCAAATACGGCACTTGGGTATCGTTCTTTGTCTGCAACTACAACAGCAAGCAGTAACACCGCTATTGGCGTTGATTCTTTAACGTCAAATACCACAGGTACATCCAATACAGCAGTGGGGCGTGACACGTTAAACCAACAAACTACGGCGAGCTTTAATACAGCGTTGGGACATCAAGCATTAAACCTCAATAGTTCAGGCACTAACAATACGGCTAGTGGTTATAAGGCTTTATACGCAAACACGACAGGTACAGCCAACGTAGCGGTGGGTGCTTTGGCAGGAGATGCTTTAACCACTGGCAGCTTTAACGTGGCTATTGGGATGGAGGCTTTAAGCACGGCCACAACAGCAGACAGCAATACGGCTTTAGGTAGAGAAGCTTTAAAACTTAATACCTCTGGCTCTAATAACACTGCTTTAGGACGAGATACTTTACAAGCAAACACCAGTGGCAGCAATAATGTCGCTGTAGGGATGGATGCTTTAACAGCAAACACCACCGCTTCTAACAACACCGCAGTCGGTGCTAGTGCTTTAATAGCAAACACCACAGGCGCTCTTCAAACTATGGTCGGTGCGTTTGCAGGTGACGCGCTTAATACTGGGTCTGAAAACACGGCATTTGGATATGACGCGCTAGGGTCTGACACAAAGGGCAATCATTCTACTGCGCTAGGCAGGTCTGCTTTAGCGGCTCAAAACTTTACCGGAGCTACTGATGTTTATAATGTTGCGGTGGGATACAAAGCGGGAACCGCAGTAACCACGGGCACAAACAACACCCTCATTGGCGGTCTTTCGGGGGATGCACTTACTACAGGCTATGAAAATGTAGCTATCGGTACAAGCGCATTAGGTGCAGATACAAAAGGTGCTGGGTCAGTAGCTATTGGTATAAATTCTTTATCTGCCCAAAACTTCACTTCTGCGACAGTCGCCTACAATGTTGCAGTAGGCGCTAATGCAGGTCTTTCAGTAACCACAGGCCTCCAGAATGTACTCATCGGCGCTCTAGCAGGAGATGCTCTTACAGACGCTGATTTTAATGTGGCAGTAGGTAGTCAAGCATTAACCTCTGATACTTTAGGAAGTAGGTCAGTCGCAATAGGTCAACACGCATTACAGGTACAGAACTTTACTTCAGCGACTAATGCTTACAACGTAGCCGTTGGTTACGATGCAGGAGTCGCAGTATCCACAGGCGTTCAGAATACGCTCATCGGTAGTCAAGCAGGAGAAGCAATTACCACTGGTGTTCAAAATACTATTGTTGGTTACAACTCAGAAACGGCTGATGCTACACATAACAATACTATTGTTATTGGTGTGAATTCAACGGGTAAAGGGGAAAACACTGGTTTTATAAATCCTAACACTGGCGGGGTTTATCAGGGAAACAATGCAACTACTTGGTCAACAACTTCTGACCGAAGACTAAAAAAGAACATTACAACTAACACAAATGGTCTAGCAATAATAAACGATATTGTTGTCAGGAACTTTGAGTATAAATCTACGGCAGAAGTGGAAGCTGATGGAATTCTTGAAGGTCACACTGCTCTTGGTATTTCAGGACAACAAATTGGCGTTATTGCACAGGAGCTAGAAACAGTTCTTCCAAGTGCTGTTGCTGAAGAAAGCACAGGTGTTAAATCTGTACAATCTAGCGAATTGCAATGGTACTTAATTAACGCTGTAAAAGAACTGTCTGCACAAGTAGACGCATTAACCGCAAGAATCACAACCTTAGAAGGATAAAAACTATGAGCGAAGACAGAACAACAGAAGAATGTGCGGCAGACTTCACAGCAATGGGTCACAGCATTAGTCTTATTACAGACGTAATCGCGGGTGATGCGATGGCAGATGAAGAAGCCTCAGACAGGCAGGCTTGTGTTGACAGAAATGTCGCGCACCTAGAACTTATGAAAGCTAAAGAAGATTGGGGTAGCGAAAGTTTTACAGCTACTGACGCAGCGATTAGCGCCGGAAAAGGATACACAGCATCATGAGCGAAATAGAACGAACCTCAGAAGAAAAAGCACAAATGTACAGCGCAATGCTTGGTAGCGTTAGCGTTATCACAAATGCTCTAGACGCAGACAATGAGTTTTGCAGCGACATGACAGACGAAGAAGTGAAAGAGCGTGTCATGCGTAGCTCTGGTTATCTGTCCGCAGGTGTAGCTCTTGACGATTGGGGCAGCGAAGACATGTCTACAATTAATGCTGCTATTACCGCCGCTGAAGCTGCCTAGTTATTAAAAAGCATGGAAGCACTAGACCTTGTAAATACAATGTGGCCGATAGCAGTGGGCTTTGTTACCTTGGTCATAGTGCTTGCTAAAATGCATGGCGACATAGAGACTCTCAAAGAGAAGGTAAAGCTGCTCTTTGAGCTATGGAATAAGAAAGACTAATGATTGCTGAGATAGCTACAGTCATATCGGTTGTCAAAGGGCTAAATGATGCGATAGGCGCTTTAAAAGAAGCTGGCGGACATGCTAACGATATATCCAGCGTCATGGAACGGTATAGCAAAGCTAACGAAACCATCCAAGATGTAGAAAGTAAATATGTTGGTAAGCTGTCTGTGAGAGAATCGTTACAGATAACGATGGCTAAGCGGCAGTTGAAAATGTTTAACCAGCAGCTCAAGGATCAATTCACGATGGCGGGCTTAGGGGCTGACTATAAAGAAATGATGAACAGGGTTGAAGAAAGTCGATTGGAACATGAAAAGCAAATAAGGATAGCGCTGATTCGAAGGCGTAAGAACATTGCCTTTGCTAAGCAACTTGGCGTTGCATTCACGGCAGGAATTATCGGGTTTGGCGTTATACTTGGTGCTATTATTTTGCTGTTTAAAAAATAAAGTTCTGGCAAGCGGTTGCTCAATTGAGCACAAACATGCAAAATGTAAAAAAACAGGAGGACGTATGAGCGAACAACAGGAACCGGTTATTTTGACAATTGACGACCAAGAATACGATGTTAATGAGTTGGGAGAAGATTCCAAGGTGCATTACGTCGAAGTGGTCAACCTTCGCAAGCAGATTGGCGAATTAAGCAACCAGATCGCTGCGGCACAACAGCAGGGCATCAACTTACAGGTTGCGCTAGGATTTCGCGAAAATGCTTTGCGCGAATCAATCAAACCGGTTGAAGAAGTTGAAACAGAGTCGGAAGCAAGCTGATGGCTCAGACTCATGCAAGCAAGGCGCTACAAAAAATCGAATCTCACGAGAAAGAATGCATTTTGCGATATGAATCAATCCACGAGCGACTAGATGCCGGAAGCAGGCGGTTCGACAAGTTGGAAAACATGATCTGGGGCATCTACCCGGTGATGATTGCTTCGTTCATAGCGGTTGCTAGTCTGGCGCTTGCAAAATGAATCTCAAGGCAATCAAGGGTTTGATCGGCGCTGTGGCTCCAACTATTGGCCAAGCATTGGGCGGACCATTGGGCGGCGCAGCCGCTCAAACAATTGCCAGCGTTCTTGGTTGCAAACCTGATGAGAAAAGCATTGTCAGCGCGGTACAGGCAGCAACGCCAGAGCAACTTGCCGAGCTTAAAAAGGCCGAGCTTGATTTTCAAATTCAGTTAAAAAAACTTGACGTAGATGTTTTTGCATTGGAAACAGAAGATATTCAACACGCTAGGTCTGCCTTCAAAGGAGATTGGACACCAAAGTTTATTGCGGTGGCTTGCGTCTTATTTTTTGGCGGATACATTGCGTTGGTTACCCTTCAAGATCCTGCCGCAAACGATGACGGCATCGTTAATCTCGTGTTGGGCTATTTAGGCGGTATCGTTTCATCGATTATCAGCTTTTATTATGGCGCGTCACATAAGCATGAAAAATGAATAGATTGATAGAAATGCTCAGAAGGCATGAGGGCGTTAGGGACAAGGTCTACATGTGTTCCGCAGGATACGAGACCATTGGTGTCGGCAGAAACATATCCGAGTCCGGCCTTGGCCTTTCGGATGACGAAATAGACTACCTGCTAAACAACGACATCAACAGGTGCCGAGAAGAGCTGTCTAGAGAATACTTTTGGTTCAATACGTTAGACGTAGTAAGAAAAGAAGCGCTAATAGACTTGTCGTTCAATATCGGACAAACAAAATTGAGAGGCTTTGTTAAAGCACTCGAATGCATGGCTGAAAACAATTTTGAAAAAGCTGGCGAAGAATTTTACGACAGCAAATGGGCAAAGCAAGTTGGCGACAGGTCGCTAGAAATATGTCAGATGATAAAGTCTGGCGAATATCAGAATCGATGAAAGAATATTGAGCCACGCCATGCCTAGTCTTGCGCTGAAAGATTTTGACATTTTATCGGATGACGAAAAAACAGAAGCCGTTGCCCTTCTTAACAAATACGAACAGCTAGAAAAACAAGATGACTGCCAACACGATTTTATTAAATTTGTTGAGCACATGTGGCCAGAATTTGTCGAGGGTCGTCATCACAAAATTATTGGCGAGAAGTTCAACAGAATAGCTCAAGGCAAGTTAAAGCGATTAATCGTCTGCCTCCCTCCTCGTCACACCAAATCTGAATTTGCCAGCACCTACTTCCCGGCTTGGATGATGGGTCTGCGGGGCGATCTAAAAATTATTCAAACCACGCACACCGCCGAGCTTGCGGTTCGATTTGGTAGAAGAGTCAGAAACATCATCGACTCGGAAGACTACCAAGAAGTCTTCCCCAAGCTAAAGCTGCAATCAGACAACAAATCTGCCGGTCGATGGACGACCAACGAGGGCGGAGAATCTTTCTACTCAGGCGTTGGCGGTGCGATTACTGGCCGTGGCGCAGACCTGCTCATCATCGATGACCCGGTTTCTGAGCAAGACGCGCTTTCTCCTACCGCAATGGACTCGGTTTACGAGTGGTATACCTCTGGTCCTCGACAGCGTTTGCAGCCGGGCGGAATCATCGTAATCGTAATGACCAGATGGTCCACCAAGGATCTTGTTGGCAAGGTTATTAAAAAGCAAACCGAAGATCACGCAGATAAGTGGGAAATGATCGAATTCCCGGCGATCATGCCAGAATCAGATGAACCGCTCTGGCCCGAGTATTGGAAAAAGGAAGAACTTCTCAGCGTCAAGGCATCCCTACCGATTGCAAAGTGGAACTCTCAGTGGATGCAGAACCCAACCGCCGAAGAGGGTTCAATCGTAAAGCGTGAATGGTGGGAAGTTTGGGACAAAGATTATGTCCCGGCATATTCTTACGTCATACAGAGTTACGACACGGCTTTTAGCAAGAAAGAAACCGCTGACTACTCCGCAATAACAACTTGGGCGGTGTTTACCCCAGAAGTTGACGGCCCAGAGTGCGTCATACTGTTAGACGCAAAAAGATTCCGCGTTGACTTTCCCGAGCTTAAAAAAATTGCGATGGATGAATACAAATATTGGGAGCCTGATTGCGTGTTAATTGAAGCAAAAGCTTCCGGCACTCCGTTGACTCAAGAATTAAGGAGAATGGGCATCCCGGTGACGGCCTATACTCCTTCTCGCGGTCAGGATAAGATTGCGAGAATGAATAGTGTGGCCCCATTGTTTGAATCCGCGATGGTTTGGGCACCAGAAGACACGTTTGCCGAAGAAGTGATAGAGGAAATGGCATCTTTTCCTTACGGAGATCATGACGATTTTTGCGATTCTGCTACAATGGCGCTAATGAGGTTCAGGCAGGGCGGATTTGTTACGCTCGAAAACGATTACCAAGACGAGGCTAGGTTTTTGCCTCGCAATAGACAGGTGTATTACTAATGGCAGTGGAAAGACTTTTAGGCACTCAAGACGATCCAGACGTAATCCCACTATCAAGAGAAGTTGAGGTTGAGCCAGACCCTTCTCGAGAAGACATGATCAGAGGTGCTGCTCAGATTCTGGTTGATGAAGAAGAAATATTAATCGACGACGAAATCGACGCGGTTCCAGAAACGCCACAGATACCATTTGACTCTAATTTGGTCGAGTTTCTTGACAAGTCTGACCTTGGAAAGCTTGCCGATGACGTTTTGCAATCCATCGAATCCGACAAAGAAAGCCGCTCAGAATGGGAAAAAACGTATGTTGACGGGTTAAAATATCTCGGAATGAAGTTTGACGAGATGCGATCTTCTCCGTTTCAAGGTTCTTCCGGCGTGATTCACCCTATCCTTGCCGAAAGCGTGACGCAATTTCAGGCTCAGGCGTACAAGGAGCTTTTGCCAGCCAAGGGGCCGGTCAAAACAGAGATTGTCGGCAATAGAACCCCGGAAGTGGATATGCAGGCGCAAAGAGTCGGCGATTTCATGAACTTTTACGTCATGAACGTGATGAAAGAGTACGATCCCGAGTTGGACATGCTTCTTTTTTACCTTCCAATCGCCGGATCCGCCTTCAAAAAGGTTTATTACGACCAAGCGTTGAGTCGAGCGGTATCAAAGTTTATCGCACCAGAAGATCTTATTGTTCCATACGAAGCTTCCGACATTTTATCAGCAGAAAGAGTCACTCATGTTATCAGCATGAGCAAAAACGAGATAAGGAAGCAGCAGCTCACCGGATTTTATGCGGATATTGAGCTAAAAGGCGACTCTTACGTCTCTAACCGCAGCGATATTGAAGAGGAAGTCGATGAAATAGAAGGCATGCAGCCAAATTACTCAGAAAACCGAGACAGGACGGTTTATGAGGTCCACACAATATTGGATCTGGACGGGTATGAAGATATTGGCGCAGACGGACAGCCTACCGGGTTAAAATTACCCTACATCGTCACGATTGATGAGCAAAGTCAGCAAATCTTAGCGCTTCGCAGAAATTATGCTGAACAAGACCCGCTCAAGCAAAAAATTAACTACTTTGTTCAGTACAAATTTCTGCCCGGATTGGGTTTTTACGGTCTTGGATTAAGCCACATGATCGGCGGTCTCTCCAAGGCTGCAACGAGCATCCTGCGACAGCTAATTGATGCCGGTACCATCGCAAATCTGCCTGCTGGATTTAAAGCCAGAGGCATGAGGATTCGCGATGAGGACGAACCGCTCCAGCCCGGAGAGTTTAGAGATATTGACACCACTGGCGGCTCATTACGAGAAAATTTGATACCGCTGCCGGTGAAAGAGCCGTCTAATGTCTTGATGCAATTGCTGGGAATGCTGGTTGAATCCGGCAAGCGTTTTGCGTCGATTGCGGACACCAATGTTGGCGACATGAATCAGGCTATGCCCGTTGGTACAACGGTCGCACTGCTTGAGCGCGGCACCAAAGTGATGAGCGCGATACACAAGCGCTTGCATTACTCCCAACGGATTGAGTTTCAACTTTTGGCCAAAGTTTTCTCTGAATATCTGCCGCCAACCTACCCATACCAAACGTCAAACGGCAATCAACAGGTTAAACAAACAGATTTCGATGGCCGTGTTGACGTTATCCCGGTTTCGGATCCAAACATATTCAGCCAATCTCAGCGGATAACGATGGCTCAAGAGCTGATGCAGCTCGTTCAGTCAAACCCAGAGATTCACGGCCCGCAAGGGATGTATGAAGCTTACCGCCGGATGTACGCCGCGCTTGGTGTTGATGACGTTGACAGCCTTTTGCAGCCGCCAGCGCCACCACCAGTTCCGATGCCGGTTGATGCCGGGATAGAAAATAGCGGACTAATGATCGGGCAACCCCAGCAAGCGTTTGAGCCTCAGAATCATCAAGCACATGTTGACGCTCACAGGTCTTTATTTCTGACTCAAGTAATCAAAGACACACCGCAGTTACAATCTCTGGTCATCGCGCACAGCATGCAGCACTTGCAGTTCATGAGCACTCAGATGGCTCAAGAGCAGATTCCGCCTCAGATACAGCAGCAAATACAACAGATGCAGCAGCAAATGCAGCAAGTTCCGCCGGAGCAGCAGCCGCAAGTTGCTAGTCAAATTCAGATGATTGTTGAAAGCTTTTCTGCTCCAATAATGGCTGAGCTGACTCAGGATTTCTTGATGTCTATTGGCCAAGGTAACGAAGAAGATCCTTTGGTTAAGATTCGCGAAAGAGAACTTGATCTTCGCGAACAAGAGATGGTTGTCGATCAAGATCAATTTGAGTCGAAGCAATCTCAAAGACAGCAAGAAAAACTGCTTGAATCTGAAATATCGAAACAGCGCATCAACGTTCAAAAAGATGTAGCAGATGATAAGCTTGACATCGCAATGAAAAGACTTGAGCAGCAAGCTGAGTTGAAATTGCTTGAACTGCAAGCTAAATTTAGGGGATAGAACATGACAACAAGCTATATTTTAGACCAACAGCGCGACCTCAAAGCGCACAAAGCAATGATGAGGGCAGCCGAAAAAACCTCTGACGATAACAGGGCAGCCGAAAAAAAGTTGCGCGAAGAGGCGAACAACGAAAGAATAAAAGCAAAGGCTGAGCGGATATCGAAAGGTATTCCATCGCCAGCCAAGGCCACGGTTTCTATTGAAGCGCCAAAAGCTGCCGTTTCGGAAACCGTTGCAGAGAAGCCTAAGCCAAAATTCAAGGCGAAAGTTTTTTCTAAGAAAAAAGAAATCATTGAGGAGAAAGACGATGCCGCTGAAGAAGGGGAGTAGTCAAAAAACCATAAGCAGGAATATAAGCATGTTAAGAAAAGAAGGTAAGCCCAAAAAGCAAGCTGTCGCTGTTGCCATGAAAACAGCAAAAGGCATGAAAGACGGCGGATCTGTCTCGAAAGGACAGCTCAAGGTAAAAGTTAAGAAGATGCGTACTCGCGGTACAGGCGCAGCGACTCGCGGTTTAGACTATTACGAGCGCGTATGAGGGACGACATTGATCTAGCCTCTTCCCTGAAGCGATTAATCTCCGACCGCAAAGGTTTGATAGTTGAAACAATGTGCGAAGGTTTGCTCAAAGATATGCTTCATTATAAATCTTTGCAGGGAGAGCTAACTGCGTTAAACTTGGTGGAACAACAAATCCAAGATTTTTACGCAAAAGGAGAGCGCTAGTGAAAAAAACGTCGATTGAATCGGCTTTCGTTCAAAAAGATGATCTTGTTTTAGATCCGTCTTTGTTGGACAAAAGCGTACTAGATCGCATGCCTAGTCCGTCTGGTTGGCGGATGCTTGTCATTCCGTATGTCGGCAAAAGGACAAGCAAGGGCGGCATTCATTTAACGAAAGACACCATTGACCGCGAATCGCTGGCTACGGTTGTCGCTTACGTTGTCAAAAAAGGTCCGCTCTGCTATTCGGACGTAGACAAGTTTGGAAAGACTGCTTGGTGCGAGGAAGGCGATTGGGCCTTGATAGGCCGATACGCAGGCGCTCGGTTCAAGCTGGACGAGGGGGATGAGGTTCGCATCATCAATGATGACGAAGTTATCGGAACGATTTTAAACCCAGAAGACATAGTGAGTAGCTGGAGATGATTGAAAACGAAAACGCAGCTCAAGCTGCCGAAGAAGAGATTTCCGTCGAGATTGTTGAAGATCCGCCAGAGGGTCAAGAAGCAGGCTCGGCAAACGAGGGCGATGAGCTTGAACGTTATACAAAATCCGTTTCTAAGCGGATAAACAAGCTTAATCAAAAAACCAAACAAGCTGAAGATCGCGCCGAATATCTTGAGCAGTTGGCGATGCAAAAAGATCAAGAGCTTAACGCTTACCGCCAACATTCCGTGGTTCAGCAAAATACCGTTCTTCAAAAAGAAGAAGAAGCGCTGGTTAGCAAAGAAAGCCAGATTGATGACATTTACAAAAAAGCTATTCAGTCAGGAGATGCAGACCTGATCAGCAAGGCTGACACCCTAAAAAATGACATCGCGATTCAGAAAGAAAAGCTCAGGGTGGCTAAATCTCGACAATCTCAATCTGTTCAGCAAGCTGCCGCGCCCCAGCAGGAGAATTATCAGTCTTACCCGTCTCAGCAACCACAACAGCAAGTTCAGCAAGAAGAGATCAAGCCAACAAACGAAGCTTTGTCTTGGCACGATCAAAATCAGTGGTACGGAGACTCTGAGAACGAAGAAAATTTGCAAGCAACCCAGTTTGCTTATTTTACGCATTTCAACCTTATGAACGAAGGATTTGAACCAGACTCAGAAGAGTATTACAATGAGCTGGATACAAGAGTTTTTCGGATCTATCCTGATCTCAGGACGGAACCAAAAGCCGGTGAAAAGGAAGAAAGACCCAACGTGCAAAGAGTCGCTTCCGCCAGCCCTGCTGGTCGGCAACAATCACGAAGCAACAAGCGTGGTGTTAAGTTCACAAATTCTGAACTTCAACGCCTCCGTGGTCTGAAGCCACACAACATGACTGAGGAAGCTTGGTTAAAGCGTGTAGCTTCAGAAAAGCAAAAAATTGCACAAAGGGAGGCAAGATAATGACGAATACAACGAAAACCCGCGCTTCGCGTGAATCCGAGACGCACGATAAACAGGCTCGACGAAGACCGTGGCGACCAGTTCGAAAGCTTGAAACTCCGCCCTCACCTCCCGGATACACCTACCGGTGGATTCGAGAGAGTATGTTGGGAGCGGAAGATAGGGCTAACGTTAGTCGAAGGATCAGGGAAGGTTGGGAACTGGTAACAGGTTCTGACTTACCTCCAGAGTGGGAACTTCCCACAATGGATTCCGGTAGACACGCTGGCGTCATTTACAACGAAGGACTATTGCTGGCGAAAATCCCTAACGAAACGATTGAAGAGCGAAACGCTTATTATAATGATAAGAACCAAGCGGCTCGTGACGCATTGGATAACACAATGTTCAACGAGACCCGTGGCGATTCACGTTACGTTAAGTATGACCCTCAGCGAGACTCCCAAGTAACATTTGGCAGACGATAAGTCTAAAGGAGAAAAACAATGGCTAACAAAGACGCAGCCTTTGGTTTACGACCCGTCCGTATGATGGGCGGTGCTCCCTACTCTGGTGGCCAAAGTCGATATCGTGTAGCTTCAGGTTTAAGCGGCAAGATCTTCCAAGGAGATCTTGTTAAGCAGGTAACCGGAGGTGGTATCGAACGAGCCGCAGCTAGTAGCACTGTCCCCGTAGTCGGGGTTTTTAATGGGTGCATGTACACTGACCCAACTTCCGGTGAGCAAGTTTTTTCAAACTATTACCCCGGTTCAATTTCGGCATCAGACATCATCGCTTTTGTTGTAGACGACCCTATGGTCGTTTTCTCAGTTCAAGCGGATGCAGCTTTCCCAGTAGCGGACCTGTTCGGCAATTTTGATATTGTTGATCAATCTACCACTGGCGATACAGCTTCTGGCCGATCAAACGTGGAACTTGATGTGACCACTGGCGCAACGGCAACAACTTTGCCTTTGAAAGCCTTGGACATCTCTCAAGATCCTGCAAACGATGACGTAGCTAGTGCTAACACCAACGTGCTTGTGGTAATACAAAACCACATTGCCGGTGTTAAATCTGCTGGTCTAGCATAAGGAGACTGACTAATGGCAATTTCAAGGGCGCAATTAGCCAAGGAATTAGAACCGGGTTTAAACAGCCTCTTTGGTATGAGCTATGACAGCTACGACCGCGAGTACGAAGACATTTATGCTATCGAAGATAGTCAACGTGCTTTTGAAGAAGAGGTTCTGATTACTGGTTTTGGTTCAGCACCTACAAAAACTGAAGGCCAAGGCGTTGTCTTTGACAATGCTTCCGAAAGCTATTCAGCCCGTTACACTCACGAGACAATCGCTTTAGCGTTCGCACTCACCGACGAGGCCGTAGAAGATAACTTGTACGACTCACTCGGCAAGCGGTATGTGAAAGCACTGGCTCGCTCGATGGGTAACACGAAAGAAGTTAAAGGCGCTGATGTGCTGAACAACGCTTTCTCTGGGACTTACACGGGCGGTGATGGTGTTTCATTGATCAACACAGGTCATCCTCTAGCTGGCGGCGGCACTGCCGCTAACAGAGCTACTACGATGGCTGACCTCAATGAAACTTCACTCGAAGATGCTTTGATTGACATATCTACTTTTACGGATGACCGAGGACTGACTATCTCAGTTCAGGCGAGCAAACTTGTTGTTCCGCCGCAATTGGTATTCGTCGCTGATCGAATTTTGAATTCGGACAAGCGAGTAGGTACTGCTGACAACGATCTCAACGCAATAAGAAGCACTGGCGTTCTGCCCGGTGGTTACACTGTTAATCACTATCTTAACGACCCAGACGCTTTCTTCCTGTTGACTTCTGTCACAGACCAAGGCGAAGGTCTCAAGATGTTCCAGCGCACAAGCATGGAAACATCGATGGAACCTGACTTTTCGACCGGAAACATCCGATACAAAGCGCGTGAGCGTTATAGTTTCGGTTGGTCCGATTGGAGAGGCATCTACGGCTCTCAAGGAGCTTAAAATTAAGGGGCCGATTGGCCCCTTTTTTTTGTCTTGATATTGGCCTAGAATGTGAGCTTTCTGAGATAAAATAGCCCTACCGACCGGCTCAGCGGACGTTACGAAGACAGTGGGGCGAATCCTTTCGTAAGAGGTGAACATAATGGCTCAAACTACTTTTTCTGGACCCGTTAAATCTTTAGCTGGGTTTATCACTTCCGGCGTTAATAGCAGCGTTAGCGTGTCTGCGGACACAACGCTAACTGTTGCAGCTCACGCTGGAAAAATTATTTTGCTCAATGATGCTGATGGCAAATTTACTTTGCCTTCTATTTCTTCAGCCACTCCAAGTGATCCGACAGCTCCCGATCAGGCGAACAACATTGGCGCTTCGTTTTTCTTTTATGTGGAAACCGCAGCAACCGATCTTGATATCTTGACTGACGGCACTGACAAGTTTGTTGGCGCTGTGATCGTTGCCGTTGACGATGGCACCAAAAAAGCTTTCGTTCCCGCAGCAGCAAACGATGTAATTACTTTGAACGGTTCTACAAAAGGTGGCATTGTCGGAAGCGTTGTTAAAGTTACGGCAATTGATGCCGCAACTTATCTGGTTCACGATTCATTGTTGATTGGCTCTGGCACTATCGCAACCCCGTTTGCTAACGCTTAATCCACAGAATAGGAGAAAGGCATGGCAGATGCAGTTACAAGCCAAACGATACAAGACGGCCAGAGAAAGGCCGTCTTAAAATTTACCAATATCTCTGACGGTACTGGTGAGTCTGCTGTCACAAAAGTTGATGTAAGCGCACTGGCCGCAAATAGCTCGGGAGACGCTTGCACCGAAGTCGCTGTTGCCAAAATTTGGTGGCAGTGTGTCGGCATGGGTGTTGAGCTACTAAATGACGCTACTTCCGATACGCTTATCATTGGTTTGTCACCAGATTCAAATGGATATCACGATTATTCAGATTTTTCTGGAATTCCGAATGACGCAGGAAGCGGAAAAACTGGCGACATGAAGTTCACAACTATTGGCGCTGGCAGTGGCGACACTTATACCGTTATTCTTGAAGTCTTAAAGACATATTGATAATGGCCTCTTCAAAAGACGCTAAAAGAACAGGGAGCGGCAGAGTCACTTATCGTGGCGAGTCGTTCTCTGGCTTTAACAAGCCAAAAAGAACTTCTGGCGGCAGCAAAAAGTTCGCGGTTCTTGCTCGTCAGGGCGATCAAATTAAGCTGGTCCGTTTCGGCGACCCAAACATGACGATCAAAAAAAATATACCAGAACGAAGAGCCAGTTTTCGCGCTCGCCACAAGTGCTCAACGGCGAAGGATAAGCTGACACCGCGTTACTGGTCTTGTAAAAAATGGTGATTTAATGGCTGTATCAGACAACATGCAACAAGCAATTGACGAGTATGGCAGCGCTGACTCCCCCTACGCCTCTCTTCAAGATTATTTGATGAATCAGCCGGTTTACGCTCGAGGTCCAAGAGAAGCGCCAAACCCTTATGCGATGAACAAAGTAACGGTTCAGGGTCCGAATACCGAAGATTTGTTGGCAAGCCAATACAAAACAATTATGGATCAGCAGCAGGTTGCAGATGACGCTGCTGCTGCCGCCCGCCAAACTGAAATAAATTCGCTAAGAGACTTGCTAAAAGAAGATTTATCAACCTCCGAGGCGGCAGCCGCTTCTGAGCGATCCGATCTCACCAAGTCGTTAGAGCAAAGAATATCCGATATGCGCTCCGGCGTTGACGCTGAAACTGCGATTTTGCGACAACAAGGGGTCGATGAAAGAGCCGCCATGAGCGCGGAGCAAAAAAGAATTTCGGATCTGGTTCAAAAGAATATTGACCAGACCGCAGCAGATTTAGCGGCCTCGGAAGAAAGGGTAAGGACCGCCCAAACAGAAGCCATAGGAAGTCTAGAGGATCGTCAAGGATCTTTGATTGGCGATATAGAAGAAAGGATTAGCGGTCTTGGAGAAAGCCTAAACTCGACCAAAGAGAAAATAAACGCTGATCTTGACGCTAGAGATGCCCAATTAACTGGTGACCAAAAAAGCGCTGCCGAAGCAATTCAGGCAGAGATTGACGCGGTAAGAGAAAGCTTGGGAACGGTTCAGGACGAAATTCAAACCGAAAATAAATCTCAGCTTGAAGCTTTGAAAAATGAGCGAGAAACTTTGCTGGGCAATATTGAGGCGAATGTTGAAAGCCTGAAAGAAAATATTGACGGGTTGCCGGTTGACCAAATTCAAGAAGAAATTGACAATTTGCGAGAAGAGTCAGATTCTTTAAAAAACACCGCGAGCGACGAAAGAAAGCAGCTTTTTGATCAAATGCAAGCCTTGCGAGACGGCATGCTTACGAATGATCAGGTAAACAGCTCAATTGCAGAGGCGATGCAATCTGGAACGTTGACCCCGGATCAAATTAATACGGCTATCGAATCGCTAAAACAAGACGTAGAGGGGAAAATAGGCAGTTTAGCCCCTATGCAAAGTTTGGAGATGTTGCAGCAAGAAGTTGAAACCGTAGCTGGGTCAACATCTGCGCTTGGGTCGGAGATGGATCTTCTGCAAAAAGCTGTTGAAGGGAGAGCAACTACAGAAGAGTTGGCGGCGCTTCAAGAGATGATGAAGGGAACGACTTCGCAAATACAGGATCTTCAAAGCCAAATGCTTGATCCTAATGAAATTGCCGCCCAAAGGCAGGCGGATATTCAGGCGGCAATAGACCCTATAGAGGCTCAAAGGCAGGCAGCTATTCAAGCAGCAATAGATCCTATAGAAGCCCAAAGGCAGGCAGCTATTCAGGCGGCGATGGATCCTATAGCCGGACAGAGGCAGGAAGCAATTTCCGGGGCAATCAACCCTCTTCAAGCGCAGCTTCAAGCGCTGCAACAGCAAATGCCGCAAGAAGTTGACGTTGACGCGCTTAGAAAATCAATTATGGAAGAGATGAAAAACCAATCTGGCGGCGGAGCACCCGTTTCTCCAGCACCCGTTTCTCCAGCACCTGTTGGCGGCGGAAACGTAAATGTTGGAGAAGTTGCGGTTGAGTCGGGGA